GGCCCAAGTGTTTTCCCAAGTGACATCCATAGCCTCTGACTGGATTGTCATATTCGTCCGCGCCTCATACACACTAAGGCCAACTGGGACAAACTCTAAGGTCGCGGCAACGGCTGCTGTTGTGGTGGCTGTGTAGTCGAGGAGTTCGGTGCCTTTGGTGAGTTGGCCCCCCCATAGATATACGCCTGTCGTTGAACCTGCATAGGAAAGAAATCTTGCCCCATTAGTGTTGTTTATAAGGGCTGGCGCTACCGCATTGGAGGAGGCAGTAGAGTCTGCTGTAGATGTGGCCCATATTCGATACCAACCCGCAGAGCCTACAGCTTCAATGCCCCAAGCGTCTATAGCAGTTCCAATAGTACCAGCCGCTCCGGTAGCTAAATTAAAGTTCGCAAATGCTTGGCTAGAATGGAACGGGGTACCACCAAATAACACCTGAACCCAATCTGCGCTACTAGCCTTTGCGTGCCAACTTTGGGTGTATTTATGGCCGATAATGACGCTAACCGCTTGGGCAACCCAATGTTCGTCGTCAGCCGTATTATCGAGCAACTCATATGCATTAACAGCACCATCTACAGGGTTTGCTATAACGTTTGTGTTGTAAGTAGCCTGGTCCAAAACCCACGTAGTTGTAAGATCAGCACTCTGCAAAGCAAGATTATGATCCCGCCATTCATCGACAGTAACAGCACCGCCATAAGTCTTGATAGCATCAGTAGCCGCGCTTGCCCGCTCCATCTGGGGGAGGCCGATGCGGAGGGTGATGTCGATGTCGCCGGAACTGTCCCAGTTTAGCAATAGTCTCAAAAGCACATGAGCGCACTGAGCATCAGCTAAAGTATTAGTTGCCTCAAATCTTCCTAGATTACTGGTAGGTACGAAAATGTCACTACTAAGAGCTTCAGAATCACCGTTTTCTGCTCGCTCTAGTGTTTGATATCGAATATCACTTAAATTCGTTGTATCACCATCAATGATCGCAACGTAACTAGAAGCTGTCCATGTCTCTCCCGCTAGTGCATCAATAGCTGTAGTTGTCTCAAAGTCTATAAGTGGATCACCAGTAGGCGTCCCGGCAAACCTATAATCAATGTAGTCAACCCCACTTTCAGTTCCAGTCCCAACCAATTTAACTGTTGTCCCTGATGCACCTACAGACCAAATAGTCGGCGCAGTCCCAAAGGATGTGGCGACTGCCGAAACCGTGGTTGCAACATAGGTATCGACGTAGGGTTTGGCCTCTAGTTGTGCGCCCCAAGCATATACGCTCCTCGCCTCAAGGTCCTGGCCTGAAGTACTGTTCCTAATGTAAACCTTCGTTGACCAGCCATCGGAGAGCGTGTACGTTACTTGTGTATCAAACCGTTGCCACGATGTCGTAACCGCCACGGTAATTTTTCCAAGGGAGTCATTGCCAGATTCTTCACCCGAAATCTGGAAATTCTGAGCTTCATCTGCTCGTAGCCACACAGAGAAGGTGTGTTCCACCCCTATTGGTACAGATACAAATTGTGTACGACGATGCCATTCAGTCGCCCCAAAAGTAATCTTATCTGCGTCAACCGCTCCATCATCAGGGTTAGCGACTTGATCTGTTAGGACAGTTGCTGTCCCATTACTCGACCAAGTGGTTGAGAAATCCTCACTCTGCAACAACAAGTTCCCCGGCGTAGCGTCAACAGCACCTTGCATCGTGTTATTGCGGATGTGGTTGGTTCTGGACTTTAGAACATGGTCAAAGCGGGGTTCCCAGACGGCGGCTGTGGTGGTGGGGACGTAGGAGAGTAGGGTAGCGCCTAGATTGAGTTGTGCGCCCCATAAATAAGCACCACTTGCGGTATCGCCGTCCCACGACAAATCCGCAGCGCCACTGGTTCCTTGATCAAGATAGACAATGAAGTTCTGCGTTGATGTGGCCGTGGCTGTGGCGGTTACGGAAATCCTAAACCATCCACCGCCTTCGTCGCTTATAGATGTTGCATCTGGCGAATTAGCAGTGGCATCAATAACGCCCGTACTAAGATTGGCTGTCACCCGCGCATTTATCGATAAGATATTCAGAGTCACGCGGCTATGTTCTTTAAGTTTGGCGTGAGTAGAAAATGTATAGACCTCACCGATCTTTACTGCGAATTGTTGGTAAATCCCATGAGTGCCAGCAGCATCACTCTCAATAACGGTGTCTGCTGTTTCTGTGCCATTAGGCGCTGTGGTGGTATTAGTTGACTCACTTGTTCGTGCATTTATCCAAGTTGTCCCTAAATCGGCGCTCTGTAAGCAAATGTTATGCGGCGCATATCCCAACACGCCGTTGGCATCGTACTTCGTGCGGTTAGCGCCGCCGGTATAGGTAATAGTGGGGCTATCACTATCGGAACCTACTAATGACTGATTAGTAGCAAAATCAATATCCATCGAAGCCCACTTAGACCTATTTGTCCTAGGATTACGAACAGATGATGCCCTATATTTTCTACTAATTCGCATGTTATCTCGCAGTTAGGATAACACTAACAGGTCCACCAGAGGTTACAACAGTAAAGTTAGGGCGAACATGATATGGAGTTTCTCTAACTAAAAACATGAGATTAGTAGTAGCAGTATGTATTAACTGTCCATCAGTAGGTGAGGTAAGAATAGTCCAATCTCCATCTGACGGCGTTCTACTGTTATTACCTTCTAGTTGCATAGAACTAGTACCAGCAGTAGTAGGTCCTATAAACTGAACAGTCTTTTCAAGAAGGCCAGGACCAGTAAATTCATTACCTGAACCAGCTACAGTAGCTGTCCACTCTATTTGATATACACCTCTTGCTACAGCTTTAACATCGGCGGTTACTTGATGACTAGCCATATTTACTCCTTCACGATATTAGCGGCTGCAATCTTCCTATTATAGCTAGGAGCGTGTGCGTCTACATCACCCCTAGATACATAGTGTCCCATTCTTTCTTTTAAGACATTCAGACTAGGAAGACCAGACTTAGTCCAATGTGCATCATCATCTGCACGTAGGGCATAGATGGTTTCGATAAGATCTGGAGGGAGTTCTTCAGTACTTTCCTCTATCTTTTCAGAGGGATCAGTCAAATTTTGAACAGCTCCAGGGGATTCAATCTCCGGTTCTGACTCCTTAAATCCAGGATCAGATGGAAGAACAAGACCTACTTTTCTTTTACCTTCTTCTGTCATTTTCTTAGCTTGAGTCCATACCCACTGTGGTACATCTGCTAGTTTTATCTTTGGCCCACCATCTGAATACCAAACTCCATTCTGTATAATACAAGGAGCTTCTTCCTGCTTAACAAAGCGGATATACGCATTGGTCCTAATAAGAACCATAGCTCCACCGGGCTGCTTCTCATGTACGTGTACTTTATCTAACTGAAGGGGCATTACTTAGATCCTTTCTTATTTAACTTCTTTCTCTGTTTTCTCTGCTTATCTAAGGCATCTTCCTTAGCCATTTCCGTTAACCTATGATAGCCATAAGCAGGTCTACCTATTGAGCCATCTGGTCTCTGAACAACCTTGTTTGCGTATAGCATAGTTGTCTCGCCTGGCAAGGTATGACGCATTCCCAACTCTTTAAAGCGACCCAATAAGTACGCAACTGCAAGGCCACCCTCTTCAACTGTAATACCATTCTTATATGTAAAGTCACAACCATATAAGCAAAGTTCCTTGACACCAATATACATAGCATAAGCGACGGCATAGGAGACTGTATTAACCGTGTGTATGTCGTCTTCCAGAAATTCAATAGTTTCCAGGATGGGATAGGGGATAGCAGTTGGATAGTCTCCATATACTGTACTTGTGATGATAGGCATCTTATGCTTCTTAAGCCAAGCTGCATAGTCTGGCTTTTCTCTTTCGAGCCATTTGAGATCATCCATGACAAATAGTTTATCATGCCTAAATCCTGCAAATCCTCTATTAACTGTCCATACTTCATCAAAGGGACTTCTCATTGTAGCATTAGACATAGCGGTATTAATAAATGAGCGAGAAGACATTCCAAGAGCAACAAGAGCTACCTTCTCAGGTCGAGTCATTAGCGGAGACATATCTATCCCGCCAGGATTAACTTGCTTATTCATACTTATTCTCCTATAGGAGGTTATTATAGGAAAGAAGGGAGTGTTACCACCCCACTGCTTCGACGTACATCACTGGATCACCAGCATTACCAAGAGCGTCGGGGTTCCATGTAGTAGGAAGCTCGGTAAACCCTGTTGCGTCACCCGTATACGCAGTTGGTGCCATACCATATCCGTGTATAGCATGTTCAGATACGACATAGTTCCAGATATAACTATCAGACGCTCCTGTAGCACCAGAAACAGCATAAAGAGCTTGAATAATGACAACGTAATCAATATTCCTAACCATGCCTAAAGTAGTAGGTAGGGGGATACCTCCTGAGGACGGATAGAAGGCACCTCCGTCATCGAGGGCAAGTTTTACTCTATTCCTTTTCTTCTTACCCTCAATAGTACGTTCTTCAACGGTCTCCGTCCAAGAAGTTGCAGTTAAAGCTGCCATATTATAGTCTCCTTTACCATCTTGTTAGCCCTCCCTCTTTCGAGATACAAGGGGTTACTATCGTCAAGATGGTTGGTTAAAGTTAAGTACTTGCTAACATACCCGTTATGTTCTCAGCTTCTTCCCAACGAGGTTCAACATAGAGCATAATCTTACCATAGACACCCGCAGTAGCAGCAGCCGTTACGTTTGCATCTACCTGCATACCCGGCTTAATTTCGATATTATAAGTCGGAGTATGGTAAATAGCCTTATGAACAGCACCTACAGTTGGGATGTTAATAGTAAACAGATCGGTTGGCGTTCCAGCAGTTGAGATATCCGCACTAAATCTAACGAATACATCATCTGACATATTGATCGTGACAAAGGGTATAATAGCAGCCCCCTTGATAAGATGTGGAACAAGACCAGGCGACCATTTAGCTGCAATACCAGTTGCATCTAAACGAGCACCATTAGCTAGAGCGGTTGGTCCTCCTGCAGTAGCCGCAGTATTAGGAACCATTTCGACTTCGTACTTACTATGGGTATAAGCCATCTAGAATCTCTCCTAAATACATCCGCCCAGGGATGCCTCTTACGAGGAAGTTACGTGGACAATACGTGCCTCACCGGCATTCGATGTGTCCCAGATAATCCCGAAATTAAGAATACCATACCATGCAACTGCACGTGAACGACCAAAGTCAGCTTTAACTTCTGCTCTCAGTTCGGGAGTGAGTACTTCGGCCATGGCGATACTATCTTCACCAAAAACCACGCCCTCGCCGAGTACAGAATTTGTACCTTGTTTACGAAGAGCTAGATTGTGGTTAGTCTCGATATGACGAATATTCTCAATACGTCCTATCTCGTTGTTGAACTTAGCCTGAGGATCGGTGTATTTATGCCACTCCTCCCAGGTTGGGTCCCTCTTAATACCACGAAGACCCAAGGTGCGGAAAATAGCAACATAGTCATCACCTTCCCACGGAGGGGTCAAGAGAGTATCAAAGAGATGATCACGAACCTCCTCAACATGGAAGACATTCCAGTTGGCAGTAGCACTCGTACTTGCGGTACCATCACTATCAAAGGTGCCAGCAGCTACGCCTGTAGGTATGTACTTAACTTGTGCTGTCCTAAAAGCAACGGCTGCTTTTGTATCGAGGACAAGACCCATCTGATCACGAAGACGACGTTGGATGCCATTTTCAAGATCAAAGAAGGTAAGATCTTCTGCAAAGGAAGTAAAGGGAACTGAACGACCAATCTCGTTTACAGTAATCGATGTGGTGCTGATACTATAAGCATCCTCAGGAATACGCTCTCCTTCGGTAAGATCAGCAGAGGTCGGTTCAGAAATACTAGAGATACGAGTAAGGGTAACTGTGTCACCCATCTTTCTACCGTATCCATCTACAGGACGAACAAAGTCCATGAATACAGAATTCTCCAAGGCGGCCATATAGAGCCTTTTACTAAGTGCGTGACTCTTAAAGACACCAGTTGGAGCATCAAAGGTCCAGGTAAATTGGGCCATCTACTTCTCCTATTAGGCTGTTAATGTTGAGAGTGAGCCACGCGCTAGACGACGTAAACGAGATCTTTCCCGTATTGCATCACCTATAGAG